CATCGGCAATCGTCAACGTGCAATAGTTCGCGCTGTTCTGTCGCACCACGAGCGTGACCGCCCCCCCCACCGGCGCCTCCCGCACTGTTGCGAAAATGTCATGTGGAACATGCCCCTCGTCCATGACGAACGGAGGCGTCGCATCCGTCCGCACCGCCAGATACCCATCCACCTGCAGCGCAATCTGCCCACCGGAAAGCGTCCGCAAACCGCCATCCGTAGTGGCCGAATAAGGCTGATGCAGCACCGGACTAGTGCCAAACATATTGGTGACGTAAAACTCCGCCGCCACCACCCGCACATCCGGAAGAAAAATCGAATAAGTGTAATCCGCGCTAGCCGGACTCGCAAAAAACGCGTTCAGAAACGCAACGATCACGGTCTTCCGCTCCAGGACGTACACGACCGCGCCCGCCGCGTGCGCCGCCGCCACACTCTGGTGCGCGCCGCGCGTAATCGTCAGCTCCAGCCCCCCGCTCGCGACGCTGTCCACCTGGAAGATCTCCGAGTCGATCTGAATGAAGTCATCCAACACCGCCATGCTGCCGACATTCAATGTGACTGTCGAATCCGTAGCCGAAATCCCCGCCGCCACCGTCACCGCTGGCGGCCCGTTCAGTTCATCGAAGTAAAACAACGTGAGCGATCCCGCCGCAATCGTCAGCGTATTCACCAGACTCGGAAACGTGATCCCCGAGAGATCGATCGTCCCCTGCCCCGCCGGATTCAGCGCAAATGTCGGCAATGGAGGAAACCCCATATCCCCCACGCCCCCACCGCTCCCGATCTGCCAGCGCGTCAGCGGATTCAATTCATACTGACTCTCCTGATCCAGCACATTCGCCGACCGCCCCGACACCTCCACCGTCTGTCCACCCCAATTCGGCACCTGAATCTGCAGCGGACTGCTCGCCCCCACCGCCCCGAAATTCCAAGCCGAGTCCGCAATCACAAAATAACTAGTGCTATCCGGAATCACCGTCCACGCAGTCGCCACCGTCACCGTACTAGCGTCGTTCCCCGTCACCGCCCGTTCCTGCGCCGCCCCCGTGCCGCGCGTGATCCGCACCGACTTCCCCGTGAATTCATCGACTGCCATCGCCAAAATGCTGTTGCCCACGGTCGTCCCCGTGAAGACAGTAGCCCCCGCCTCCGGCTGCAACTCCCTCCGCCAATAGAAATTCGCATGATCGTAATTCGCATCCGGCGGACCGATCAACTCAGGCGTCGCCCCCCCGTCCATATAAGTAGCCGCCACCGCGACATTCGCCGCGATCCGCAAAAGTTGCGAGGGATTCACCCCACGGTAAACATGAAACCCTGCGGTCCCCGGCGAAAAACTCAACCCTGTCAGCGAAACTTCATTAGTGCTGGTCCCCGCCGGAATCGCCGCCCGCACCGTGAACGACAATCCACTCTCCGCCCCGCCAGAATCCAACGCCGTCAGCGCGTAGTACAAATTCTGATTGCCCTCCAGCGTGCCCCCCGCCGCCGCCACCGTCGGCGAAAGACTCACCAGCGGAATCGCCGCACTGGTCGCCGCAGGCAAAGCCGGAGCCACAAACGCGACGCTCAACAAAATCGCACTCCCCGCCGCCCCCTCAATCACCGTCTCCGCGATCCCAAACTGTTCCAAGCCGTTGCTGTCGACAACGCTCCCCACCAGCGGCCGCGGCAGTCCCACACCCGCCCCGCCCGGCCGCCGTCCGCCCAGCGACCCAGCGTCCCCCGTCGTGTACCACTCATCGTCGTGCCACTGCGCCGTCACCTGCACGCTTTCAAAATTGCGCCCCGGAGCCAGTTGGACCACCCGCAAAGGCTGCCGCTCCAGACCTTCCTTCAGATACGTGACACTAATCAAATCCCCCGGCGTCAGCCCCACACCCTTAACGGTGGTCTCGAATTCCACAAACGTCGACCCGCTCAACGCCTTGTCAAGCTGCAACCGCATCATACGCGTAGCCTGATCGAAGTTCGGCAATCCCAACGCCCCGAAATTCGCGCTGACCTCACGCTGCGTCAGCAGCGCATCATCGACATCCACCAGCCCCAAACTGTCCTGCTGATATTCGTTAAATTCGTCCTGAAACTCCACCGTAAGCCGATTCGCCACCGCCGCCCCATTCGGAGCCCATAACCGAATCGCCGGATCGCCATTGGCCTTCCGCAGAATCCCCGAATACGCCGCCGACCCGTCGCTGAACTCATAAGCCGGCCACCCGCCGTCGAGCGTTGCCGTACTGTTGCTCCCACTCGGCAACGCCGCCTGCTGCAGCGCCAGCGTGTTTTCCACCCGCAATTCCAACAGCCCGCTCGACCCGTAACCCAGCATCAACGACGACCCCTTACGAATCCCCTTCGCCACCTCCGCCGCACTCCGCCGCGCCTCGATCACCAGATTGCATTGGAACCGCGGAATCGAAATCGCGTTTCCGTACAAATCGGTTGTCGCAATCTCCTCGTCGCAATAAGCCGCCGCCCCCGCAAAACTGGCCAGATCGACTTCCGACGTCAGCCACCCGCTACGCCGCAAGACATCCAGCAGCACCCACGGCGGACTGTTCGTGAACGCCTCCCCCAGCGACACACCACTAGAGTCGAATCGCTCCAGCAACAGCCCCATCAGCAGCACAGCGATCGTGGGCAACGCTTGCCCACTGCTCACCTGGTTAGGCACCACCACACTCAGCAGCGCCATACTCCCGTACGGATCTCCCAAAGACTGCCCCGCCGCATCCTGAAAATCCGAATTAAACGCCCCATTCCGCGTCCCGGGTGTCACCAGGTCAAACCATCCGGTTGCCGTCATGTTCTTGCCGCTTTGCCCCTGCGGAATTTCAACGCCGTTCACCACCACCTTGACGACGTCCGCAATCTCCCCCATCCCCAACAACACTTCCATGTGCGTCAAGTTGCCGTCATTGCGAGCAAATGTAATCGGGGGCTTGTACCATGCCGTCCCATACACCAGCGGAACAAAGTCGTTATACCGCGCCTGGTTGTCGATCAATGACGACAGATGCGTCCCGCTCTCTCCAGAGCTCCGCACCTGAATCTGCGCCGGTACAAATTCAATCCCACCGAAATTACGGGTGACGTGACTCGCTGAATCGACATCGAACATCCCGCGCGCCACACACGCCGTGCGCGTATAGTCGCAGCTAGTGAACACCACCGACCCGTTCAAATTCCCCACGCCGCCCGTCTGATCCGCCGAATATCCGCAGCGATTGAGCGCCGAATACTTCCCTTTCGCGCCCCCACTCAACGCCTCCGCCCGCTGCGCAGCAGTAGAAGGAAACGACCACGGACACTGCCTCTCGATGCGCGCCTCCGGCAAAATAATCCTTTGCAGGTTAAGCCGATTCGTGAAGCCCACGCGGAACGTCGATTCCGTAATCTCATCCGCCATGCTACCGATCCCGCGGAATATGACGCGCCCCTCCGAAGCCGACGCATTCGCCGTCAAATCGTAAAACAGAAACTGGATCGTCACCTGCCCACCGCGAAACCCCGTTTCCCGTTCGATCTGCGAAAAGTGCGAATCCGCATTCGCCAGCGTGACCGAAATCTTCTGCGCCCCATCCAGCCCCTCGTCCGACGACGCCACCAAAGCGGAAAGATTGTGCTTCAGCAGCCGCGCCGCATACACGTACCCGCCCACCGTGACCGCATGCGTGCTCCACCGCTCCGTGTTCCCCGAAGCCAGCACGCAATCGAAAATGAACAGCGGAGTCGGTGGCGTCTCCTGCTCTTTGAACTGATCGATCGTCGGCATCGTTAACTCCCCGCGCTCACAATTTGAATCACCGCGTCGTAAACGTCAGTGCCCTGCGCCGTCACCGTGATTTGGTCCGAGCCAAACCGCGCCTTCGGATACACCCCGCCCACCGCACCGGTGATCTTGTAATCCGACGGCCCCATCTGCGCCTCCACCTGCATCCCGAACAACTGCACGGACCCGCCCACCGCAACCGTCACCCCGAAAGAGACCGTAGTCGCCCCCGTCATCCCCGGATTCGCAGAGAGAAAAACTCTGCGCCACTGCGTTCCCGCCGCGAAACTCTTACTGACATTCGCCACCACCAACGTCACCGCCGACCCCGACGTACTGCGAACCCAAACGCTCAAACAATATTGAAAATTCCCAGGCACGTTAAGTACTTGCGCCAACCCCGCCACCGCTCCCCCCGCGTTCACCAGCCCCGTAGCCCGCGTAGTCCCTAACGGATCGCCGGTTCCCGCCGTCAGCGCCACCAGCGCGCCCTTCGTCCAAGCCCCCGCGCCAAAATTTTCACTCTGCAGCAAAAGATTCCCCACCGGATCCAAAAACGTAAACGTCCCCGCCATCCCCGACGTCTGCTGAAACAATCCCTCGATCGCATTCCACTCCGCCAGCGTCAGCCCCGTAGCCCGCAACTGCCAGCCCGCAAGCACCGCATCCGGATCGGCATACGCGACAGTGTTCCCGCCAGCCAACGTATTCACCACACTTCGCCGCTGCCCCTGCTTGATCACCGGAAAGAGCGCCGCCGCCCCCGTAGTCAATTGCGGAAAAAATAACATCAGCTCCGGTTCTCCTTCACCGTCACACTCGCGGCCCCGCGCGCCGACTCCGCATATTGCGATGCCAGTTGATCGTCACCGAAACTGCAATTTGCATACACCGCCCCGTCCCACGGATCGGCAAACGCAAAGGTCCCCGCCTTACCGCCTTGCGATGCAAAAAACGATTCCAACGCCGTCAGCTCCGCCTCATCCAATAAACTCAACCGAATCGTCCAAGTCCGTAACGGTCCCCCGTATTCCTGAAACCGCTGCTCCGTCCCGTCCAAAAACCGGAACACCTGCGTAGAGAACTCGCGCGTCCGGCTCGACCCATACTGCGCCACCGCCCCCGTTTTTAGTGTTGGAAATGTCGCCACGCTACACGTCCCGAATCACATCGTTCAACACAGTAGATTGCAGCATTGCCTGCCGCACCGCCAGCGCAATATCCTGGCTGTGATCCAAGAACGACGAGCTGTCCATCGCCTGCACCTGCACCGTAATATGCGCCGCCGGCGAACTCGTCATCGCCCTCGGCGCCCCGCCCTGCGCAGTATCCACACCATAAACCCCGCCTCCACCTTCGCTGAACCCCGCATCGATATGGATAGGCAGCGGAGCCATATAATTGGGCAGCCCCGCCAGCACGCTCTCATCGCCCCCACCTCCAAACAACCCCGCGAGCCCAGAAATCAGCGGTGCAATCCCCAACCCGCCGCCCAATACTCCCCCGATCGTGCTGAGAATCGAGCTCCCCGACACACCACCCCCTGCATCGCTCACCGGCTGCGTCATCGCCGCAATCGTCTGCTGCATCAAAGAGTCATTGATCGACTGCTGCTGTTGCAGTTGATCCGCAATACCAGTCAGCTGCGAGTCCCAACCCAGCCCGCTCGCCGTCAGCAAACTCACCAGCCCCTCAGAAGTCCTGTTGGTTGCCATTCCTCGCCTCCCGCCACTCTTTCTCGAGCGTCAACATCACGTCCGCCTCCTTCGCCCCCAGCGCCGCCAGCCCGCCCCCGCCAAAACTCTTCCAAGCGAAATACCACTCTACCCACACCACACTTTCCGGCGTCACCCAAGACCGCGGACACTCTTCCGTCGCAGCCCGCCCCCGCGCCCACACCACTCTCCGCGCCCCGCGTTGCTCCTCCGCAATGAACCCGCACCGCCGCGTCCCCTCCAACCCCTGCCGTCTGCATGGCTCGCATTTCCACCCGGCCTGATTCCCACTCAGAAAATGGAATGCGACGATCAGTTTTTTCTTTCGATCTCACTCAACCCGCACTCCGCCTTCACGCGCCCCAAAATCTCCGTAGCCAATTCCAGCGGACCTTTTTCCACCACCGCCAACGGAGTCGCTGCCTCCCCGTCGATGGTCAACCCCTCGATAGCCAGCAGCCCCCACTCCAGATACGTCCGATCCACCTCCGCCCCCACCACCGCCGCCTCCAACTTGTCGCGAGCATCCGCGCCCGCCGCCAAAAACTCCGCCCGCCGTCCGATCTCCCGTATCCGACGCGCCAAATCCAACCGCCGCCCAAACGTCAACCGCGCAATCGCGAATCTAACGCCCTCGGCCGACACCGCGTCGAACCAAACCGCGCTGTCGAACGAATGTGCCGCCTCCACCTTAAGCGAATGCGATGTAGAGCTCATCATTCACGGCCCCTTGTCCCCGGCTGTTTTGAAACTTCCACTGCAGCCGCGTCTCCGAATCGTCAAACTGCGGAACCTCCGGCACCATCGCCGGCATGTACGCCCCAAACAACTGCCCGCTCTGCTGACCCAATTGCAACATCACCGAAATCGGTGACCGCTGCCGAGCCGCCTGGTACAACCCTAGCGTCTGCGCATCCACCATCTCAAACACGCTGAAGTTGAGATTCACCTGCCGCTCCCCCGCCGCAATGCACCGTGCAAAATCACTACCAAACTCTTTCACCCGCAATTGCACGTTGTTACTCAAACCCAGTTCCGCCGCCGTCAACGTAAAGAACTGTGCCGGAGTAGCCCCCATCCACACCTGCCCCAAATGCCCCGGCACGATCGTGTAGTCGAACCCCACACTCGACGGCTCCGCCGGAAACTGCGTCAACCCACCCTGCCCGCTAGTGAAACTCGCACTGTCCAGCAAATCCTGCGAAGGACCCGCAAACACGAACTCCTGATAGTCACCGTTCACCTTGACCTTCAGCGAATCCACCGCCGCCCCGTTCACAATCCTCTGCACCGCGTCGCTAGGATCCCAATAATCAAAAATTGAAACGCTCCCCAAATCGCTACCCAACGGATAGGTCAAGGTCGCCCCCAACACCGTTCCCGCCGCCACCCCGCCCGTAAACGGCGCGACCAAGAACACAGTAGTCGAGTCCTGAATCCCCGCCACAAATCGAATCTCGCCCGCATTCGCCACCGCCTGCCCGACGCTCAATCCGTGCGCCGCCGAAAAAACAATCTGCGTAGTAGCACTCGTAGTCGCCACCGTTCCACCCGCGAACGCCAGCGGAGTCCCACCCATCGCCGCTTGAAACAACGGCCCATGCCCAGGAGCCGCCTGCCCGCTCACCCAGTCCGTCATAAAAGTGTTGAGTTGAAACGCCGTCCGCTTGCGAATCTGATTCGGCAACCCCACAAACGTCCGGCTTCCCGACTTGTCCCGGCGCGAGTTCTGCTCCAGCACTTGCCGCGCCGCCAGCTTCACCCCCGGAATTCGATTTTGCCCAGTGGCTGCCGGCACTGTCCCATACGCAGTCTCGAGCGCCACAAAAAACCGATTATTGTTCGACGATACGTAGCACGACATTAAATCCAGCCCTTCTTAACTCGACAAATCCACTTCGAAAATCACCTTGGCCACCTGCAAAACATTCCGCCCGCCATGCTGCACCGGATCGAACTTCACCTCGTACCCGCCCGTAAAAAACATCCCCTGTCCCCAATCCCCACGGTTCGCATCCAACACCTGCGTAACCGCGTCGACATACAACCGCAGTCTCTCTTCCAGTCCCTCGATGCGATCCTGCGAAGCCCTCACCTCAGCCACCGTCCGCACCTTCCCCGAAAAATTCCGGAACTTCTCGATCAACAAGTTCTGCACCCGGTCCGAATACACCAGCACCACCGGGTACTTCACCGCGGAACTCTTCTCCATCAACGCCACGGGAGCATTCTGCGCAATCACATTGATCCCCGCCAGTTCCACTCCCGCGTTCATAGCAATGTCCGCCAACACCCGCCCCAGCCCCGCAACCGAGTCCGTGAGCATCTCCACCACTTTCCCCGCCGCAATACTAGCCGCCTGCGCCATGACTGCTACCCCCGCCTCAGAATCCGTCCGCCCGTAACGTACATATCCGGAGCCTGCCCATCCCCAGGACCACGTCCCCCAACCAACCCCGACCCCGGCAGCGTGAAAGTCGCCCCAATCCCCAGCGGCGCACTATTCTGCAGCATCACCGTAGAATCCGTCAGCCCCACATAAACGTTCCACCCCACCGCCACCGCCGGAGCACTCCCCGCCGCCACCGTCAACGCGCTGTTATCGCTAGTCTGAGAGTTCGTCGAGAAACTAGCGCTCCCCTCCTGCCCCGCAGCCGAAACCCAACTCACCTGCGCGTAATAAACCGCCCCCGCCAGCGCCCCCGCGCCCATTCCCAGCACCGCCGCCCCCGCACGCGGAATCGGCGCCGCCACCAAACCAATGCCGAATCCGTAAGTGCGCTCCCGAGCTCCCCGCGCCAGCTCCCGGTACTCGTTCCACTTACTCAAATACCGGTCGTTCAATTGATTGTTGTAAGCATCCCGGTAGACCACCGCCAGCGTATGCAGCGCCTGCCACCGCTTCATCTGCGGC